CCAGCTTATCGAGCACAAGAAAGATAAGAAGGATTCCGACGATGAGCAGGAAGAACGGCAAGTGAATTAACCCACACCGCGCCACGGACGGCGCACACCTGGGAGAGAGAGCCATGACTGCATACCAGATTACCGAATACAACGAAACCGCCGCCGCGATTGCGATGCTTCGTAATAAATACAACACCGTGTTTGACGTTTCGACCCCGAAAGGTTTGAACGCGGCCCGCGAGGCCCGCGCCGAAGTGCGGAGTTACCGGGTTTCACTGGAGAAACTTCGAGTTGAAATCAAAGCCCCGGCGCTGGAGCGTACCCGCTTGATTGATGCGGAAGCGAAACGGATTACCGCTGAACTGTTGGCGATTGAGGAACCGATTGATGCGGTGATTAAAGCCGAGGAAACCCGCAAGGCGGAAGAGCGGGCCGCGAAAGAGCGCGCTGAGCAAGCGCGGATTGCGGAGATTCAAAACCGCATCACTGCGATGCGCGGCGCGGTGACGGCGGCGTTCAACAAGCCGCCTAGCTTTACCGCTGAATTGATGGTGAAGGTTCGCGCCGTTCCCGTCACGGCGGTTGAGTTCTCGGAGTTCCTAGCCGTCGCTGAAACCGCGAAAACCGAAACACTTGAAACGCTGGCGGGTTTGCTGGCTGAGCAGCAAGCCCACGAGGCCGAACAGGCCCGAATTGCTGCCGAGCTGGAAGATTTGAACGTGTGCGGCATGATGAAGAATCACGCCTTGGCGGGCGCTATCGCCGATGTCGGGATGGGCGAGTTCAAGCGGCAGATTGAATACAAAGCGGCGTGGTACGGACGCAAAGTCATCATCGCCGACCGCTTTGCGCCGACCAGTAAGACCTGTTCCCATTGCGGGAGCTACCGAGAAACCATGCCGCTCTCGGTTCGGGAATGGACGTGCCCCGATTGCGGAACACGCCATGACCGCGACGTGAACGCGGCCCGGAATATCCTGAGCTTTGCAACCGCCGGGGAGGTGGGGCTTGCGCGTGGAGGGAGCATGAACTTGTCTAATCACCGATTAGGCACTCCCGTTGAAGCGCGAACCGAGGCCGAAAAACTTGATGAAGCCGTCCGTCGGGAACGGGCGGCTTCATCAAAAGGCGCGGATTCCAACTTATTACTTTGAAAAAATAAAGTAAGAATAAAAATATTTTGAGGAATTTTTGTTCATCAAGAAAAATCTTGATGAACCACGAAGAAATAATGAGCCGTCCGTAAAGGGCGGCTTTTTTGTTACAATCATCATAAAAGGATATATAATCTATGAATTATGAAATTATTTCATAGAGAACCATGTTCTTTTGCTAAAAATATTTTAAAACCTCTTGTATCGTACATACGATACTGATATAGTATATACGAAGGTTAGCGATAGGTGCTAACCAAAGTGAAGGATAGAGACATGATGTTAATTACAGGCCACGAGGCTGAAATGTCGGCCATCAAAAATGCCGTTTTGCGTGGAGAATTTTTTACTATTAAAGTAAGCATCGGCGGACGGCGCGGAACCACCCTAGCCCACTCTTGTTTACCACTTGGGAGACAATCGGATGGGTCAATCATTTTATTGGTTGAAACGTTTAGACGATGGGCACAATCGCGGCAAGATGTAATAGCCGATGTACTTTTAACAACGTTTTTACCAAGAGCGCCAAATTGGGTTGAGGATGGAGGCGTCCCTGAATGGCGTGTAGCATGTAATGATTGTAAAGATTACAGATTTGGAGCAGGGCAAATTTGTAATTATTGGAACGGACTTAGTTCCTAACTCAAACACGGCGCGACATACTTAACCTAATCATGAGTTAAAAAAATAATCATAAATCTCTTGAATAAAGCGGTATGTTGCGCGTGAAGTTTCAGAAACAGCATTGAAAGATGGTATCGTTTCTAACGAAACAAGTTAATACTATCTTCATTTTTAAAATGGTTTAAATTATCATTTAAACCATCTTCAATAAAAAAGGATGGAAGAGTAGAATAGATAGATTCAAGATATTCATTGTTTAACTTTGTCTTAAACTCTTCCATTCCAAATAATTCTTTAAACCCCTCTTGTGTCAAGAGCCATGCAAAAAGAATAAGTGTCATAGATGTATCATCAGAAGAACCATATCTTGCTTTAAATGTTTTTCCTGATTTTTGAAGTGTTGATAACTCTTCTATAAAAGTAAAATCATTAACAATCAATTTCTTTTCTTCAAACAATTGATTTAATTTCTCTAATCCTACCTTTTTAACAATCTCAGTAGTCTTAACTCCTAGCTTTGACCCACCCGAAAAAAATGTTGTTGTCATTTTTTGATGTGAAGTTGTTGTTTTAATAATATTTTCAACTTCATAATCTCGATAAAGAGGTTCGGCAACATTCATCATATTAATTTCTATAAGCAAATAACATTCATTGTATTTCTTTGAGAATGTAAAAATGACTTCAGTAAATTTAAAAACATCTATAGTATTTGACCTAAAAGTAAAAACAACTTCAAAAGGTTCATCTTCTTTTTGTGGTAATTTGATTATAGTAAGTACAGAATAATCCCCTCCTAATCCTTCTGCAACATCAACAATCCCTAAGTAATTTCTTTTTTTCAGAGGCAATTCAAATATCTTCATTTCTTCATTAGAAGAAATAGGTGGCCTGTAGGTTAAAGTCTTTAATAATTCTGTTGGAATAACAGATGTTTCTCTTCCGAAAAATTCATTTCCAAATTCTTGATCAAATTTCTTTACCTTTGCCCTCATTTCTTTTGCCCATGCTTCATCCCTACCGGGCACATCCCACCAATCAACTTTAAAAGGAGCAAAACCATTTCTTTTTTCTATAGCATCATTCCAAAGTGTATAGTAATGATTTAAACCATTTGAAGTCTGATGACCAACAATATTGTTATAAAGAACAGAATGACACCAAAAATCATTTTCTTTATCAGGAAGAGAAAAATCAAAAGTTTCAGAAGAAGAAGTTTTTATGACTTTAACCTTATCCCAAAAAAGATTACTATGAACATGCTTATCAAAAAAGTCTTTCAATTCTGGAATAGTTTCATAGTAAAGTTCTTTGAATAATAAAATATCTAATCTTGAAAGATGTTTTTTATCTTTGATAGGATGACAATTTCTTATATTATTTCTTTTAAAGAAAGGGTAAAATAGTTCAAAAGAAAAAGGAATTATATCGTCTTTTGACTTTATTTTTTTATTTGTTTGAAGAAGAGAAAATAGTTCTTCTTCTTTTCTTTTTAATTTTGACCCTATTTCTACAATGAATGGATATAGGCAATGATAAATTTCAAGAGTATAACAACCAAATTGATCTTTTGATTTTGAAGATAATACTCCTAAATTATTAAGCATCATTCTTATTTGATTGATAATTTTTTCTGAATAAGATGAATAAAAAACCTTTGAATTCTTAATCTGACAATGTTTGCTATCAAAAATACCATAAAGAAGAGAATAATAATTTTCTTTAGAAATTGACATTAATCTCTTTGGGATTTCTTTATTTTGTTCTGAAGAAATATCTTCATTCTTAATATTCAATTCTTTTAATATATCTTTAGGAAGAAGAATATATTCTTTATTTTCAGGTAAAATTCCTTCTGAAATTATTAATCCTAATGAATAACAAATATCAGGAGTAAGAGTTATTTTTGAAGATGATAAAACATCATTACTTCCAAAAATATTATTCCTATATTTTGCACAAATATAATCTCCTGTTTTAATATCCTTTGCTTTCTTCCAATCAAATTCTCCTGAAGAAGAACAAATATAAAGAGGATGATTTTCTGAACATTCTAACTCAAAATACTTACTCTTTAATTTTATTGTAGGGTGAAGTCCATTATTAAAAAACGTTATTCCCTTTGAAGGAGAATCATTAAATCCTTGGATAGAATATTCTTCTATAGAATATGGTTTCTTATTTTCTTTTGTATAATCTATATAATCTTCTATAGTAGATAGACCACGATTGGTATCTAAGATAAATGTATCTTTTGTAACACAAGAAACCACAATGATTTTTGTTTCTGTTCCCGATGAAATAGTTGGAATTGCAGATGACCAAAATTCATCAAAAATATTTGAAGGAATAAAAGCACAATTTTTTGAAATGAATTCATTCTCAATCAAATATTCTTCACCATCAACACTTTGAACAGTAAAGAAATCATATTTTCCTGAAGAAACAGAAATGAAAGAAACCTTTTCTTCTTTTGAAATCATATCCCCAACCTTAATATCTTTGAATTTTGTAAATTTCCTTTTTCTATACAATTTGATTTGATGGTCTAAAGACCCCTTTAAAACTTTTCCTGAAGATGTTTCTATTGATAGGAGAAATGAAGATTTTGTTTTCTTCAAACCCTTGAATGTTTTAAATCCTTGAGGAGTGAGAATTTCAAACTTGTTTTTGTTCTCTTTAAAATCTTGAAGTGTATTAAAATTGTTCATCTATATATTTTTCTTTTTTAAAAAGTTAAATTTATTTATTAATTTATTGATTTTTAAATAATTTATTTTTTAAATTTTCACCAAGGCTTGTTTTTTTAAAAAAAATTCACTATACTTATGTTAAAACCTACCCTAGTTATATCTCGCTAGGGAGCCTAGTAGGAAATTTGTTTATTTTTTAAATAGTTCCTATGTGTGAGGGAAAGTTAAACCTTATGAAAAAAACTATAATCAAGAAAAAAATTACTATGTGGATGATTTTTTATATTCCAATAGGAATATTTCTAATCATGTGGATAACAAACACCTTTCCCTTTTTTTCTGCATTGTTCTATTCCTTTTTGTTTTTAACTAATTCACTCTATGAAGTAAAACCTTAAGGAGATAGCTATAAATGAAAAATGAGAATGATTTCAGATTTAGGTCAGAGATATTTTTCTTAGGCATCTTTAGATTAAAAATCTATGAAGTATTTTTCTACAATTCAATAAAAAAATATAATAAAGGTATATTAGAAGAATATGTTCTTCTAACTCTACCTAGATGGATTAGATTGTTTTGTAAAGTGCAATGGGTTCAGTTTGAAAAGTAATTTTTCCTTTTTCCTTTTCCTTTTTAGGAGTTAAACCATGAAAGTTTATGATGAAGTTTTAGATCAACAAAAAGGAAAAATTCTAGGATTTTATGGTGAGAGTTTTGTCATTGTTTTTATTGGACAATCATATTGAAGGATATGACCCGGCGATTGTAATCTCAGAATCTTGCCTTAAGAAAACTTCTTCTTAGGGTAAATAGGAGATTTTAAATCATAATCTTGCCCTAAGAAAACTTCTTAGGGCAAAAAAAGAAAATAGGAGATTTTATCAAGATGTTGGAATTATTAATTTCTTTTATTGTATTAATCATTTATTTTATAATTTTTTCTTTTTATATTTGTATCCTTTCCTTATATTCACTTTTAAAAATTGTTTTTAATTGTTATTGGTGTGTTCTGAAAACCTTTTCTCTAAGAGAAAATTATCTAGGAAAATTTTTTAGAAAATAAGTTTTTTTTACCTCAACCAATCATGACGTTTAAAGGAGAAAGTGAAATGATAAAATCTATAATTCAACGAGATAAAAATACATTTTTTAAAGCACATAAGGATTATATTTTTCCTGAACCATTGCTTGAAAAGCATAATGGTGTTTATTTGTGGTGTAATGATGATTTTTTCATAGCAATTACTTTTTCAGGAGATGCTTTTTATTCTTTCTTTGTACTTTCTAAGAAGGATGATTTCAGAATGACATGCTACGAAATCCCTTGTACAACTATCCTACCTGAAAAAGTTTTAAACTATTTTACTTCATTATGTAAGACCAATGATGTATAATGGTTTTATAGGTCAAACAAAGGAGAATGAAGTGATTAATAAAGATGATTTTTTTAATTTCTTTAGATTTCTTTGGGCGAATAGGTCTAGTTTGCCGGAATCTATGGTTAAAGAATTGATTTCAATCAAAGAAGAATTCAAACTTCTCTCAGAAGAGAGTGATGTAAGTGAGTTGGCTAAGTGCATTGATGCACTTTATGAAAATCATGGATATGATAAAGTGTTTTTTACTGAAACAAGTGAACAGGAGAATGAAAATGATTAATTACATCTTTGTAGAAGTTGATGAAGAAGAAACCCGTGATGAAGGAACAATATTCACCACTGTTGAGAAACAATCAAATATCCTTGGAATAAAGGAAGTTGAGAAAGGAAAATATTTTGATATTGTTATTGATTTTCCTTTAGAGGATGATAAGGTTTATTATCTTGTTGTTTGTGTATGTTCTTCAGGAGATTCCCTTACTACAATTGAAGGGAACCTAGAATTTATAGATGTTTACATCAGCCGAGAGAAGGCAGAAGAAACAAAAAGAATTATTGAAGATAATTATTCTTCTTATTACAAAGATAGAAGAAACTATAAGAATCCTATCATTGTAAGGGAATTAGGAAAGTCTTTTGTTTTGAAGTGTCCTTGGTTTGATTATTTTGAAAATCTATCAGAAGTTCTCATACAAGAGGTAAGAAAAATTTAAATGTCAATTCAGACACATTTGATTTTTGATATTGAGACTCTTGGAGTTAAAGAGGATGCGGTCATAGCAACCATGGCCGCAATTTTTTTTACGTTGGATGAAATTTCATCTTTAGAAAAATTGAAAAAGAATTCAATTTTTCTAAAGTTTTCTATTGATGAACAATTGAGTATCTACAAAAGAACAACCTCAGAATCAACATTAAGTTTTTGGAACAAACAACCTATTTCTGTTTTAAGGTCAATCTTATTTCCATCAAAACAAGATTTATCTCTTCAGAATGGATTTGAGAAGATGAAAGATTTTATTTCTTCATCTTCTTATGATTGGAAAACTTCTTTTATTTGGTCTAAAAGGATAGATTTTGATTTTCCAAAAATAGAATCAGCCTTTGAACAGGTAAATATTCAACTTCCATTTAATAGATGGAAAAAAAGAGATATTAATACTGCTATTGATGTTTTAAATGGTTCTTTAGATGCACAGTATAATTTACAAAACAATCATTATAAAAATTGGAATGATGTAGAAAAACATAATTGTTTAGATGATTGTATTTTAAATATTTGGACTTTACAGGAAATCATTCAATCTTTATCCTAATTTTAAACATAAACAAAAAAGGGTAAGAATGTCAAGAACATTTAGAAGAACAGATGCAAAATTTCTCAAGAAAACAATCGTTGATGATTATTTCTTTAAAGATGGAACATTAAAAGAAATTCCCTTTAGATTTAGAAGTAGAAATTTTTCTTCTTCATGTCAATTGAAAAAAATTTTAGAAGCATATTTTTATCAGGATAATCACTCTGGTACATATAATCCACCATCTTCAGTAGGAAAGGGTCTTAATAAAAAAATAAAAAGAAAGAATAAACAACTTTTAAATCTTCTTCTTTCTAAACATGAAGAAGATGATTTCATTGCTTTTCCAACGAAAAGAAATGCAGCATGGATTTTCTTCTAAGATGAAAAATCCTTTTTAAATTCAAAGTGAGAAAGGAACTATGAGTAATTATTTACAATCTAAACTTGGAAATACCTATGGGCAGTTTACATTCATCAGTTTTGACAATGATGCAAAAACTGTAATTTTACATTGTAAGATTTGCAATCAAGAAAGAACTTTCAAGAAAAGTGTTATAGAAACACTTGAGTCTGGATTGAATATTTCTTGCCCGTGTAAACAAGAAAACAAAACAAAAGCAACATTTTTAGGTGAGGTTGTAAAATCTTTCTTAGTAGTTTCTTTGATTTATAAAAATAGATATGTCTTAGAGTGTATCTATTGTAAAAAACAACAAACAGCATCAAAAACATCGTTGTTGAAAAAAAGTATTCACTCTTGTTCATGTCCTGATTATTGGAAATTTGAAAATTTAAAAGAGAGTTCATTAAAGATTATTTCTTTTCCTAAAGGTGAAGAAATTTCAGCAAAACATTTAATTGAGGTTGAATGTCCCTACTGTTTATCTCATTTTTCAACAAGCATCTACAATATTTCAAGACAAATCATAAAAAGTTGTGGATGCCTTAATTCATTGAATAGGAAGAAAAATAAATTAAATTTATCTGAATTTTCATTAAGAACGTTTGGAAAATTAAAAATAATTGAATCTGATTATAAAGTATTAAATGTTAAATCTCATAATGGTCAAGTTCATCATGTAAAAAGATGGAAAGTTCTTTGTGAGTGTGGAAATATAAAGTATTATTCTTATACTAGATTTTGTAGAAGTGATTATCCAACTCATTGTGGATGTGAGAGCAAATAAAGAAGTTTTGTCTAAATTACCTCTTCTTTTCTTTTTTTATTTTAAAAAAAGAAAAGAAGAATCACTCATACTTATAGATTGGGAAAGTTTTTGATGGAAGAAAACTCAAATCAAGAATCTTTTTTCTTCACGAGAATTGAAATTAAGAACCTTTTAAAGATACCTGATAATCTTGCTCAGGCATCACTTGATACTCCTTATATTCATAACCGTTTAAATGTAATCCTTTTGGAATTAGGGAAAAAATTAAATAGATTAACAAGGAAGAAAGAAAAGGTTTATAAACAAAAATTTGAATATTACACGGGAAAGGCTCATCCCGATGTTTATAAAGAAAACCCCTTTAATTTAAAGATTTTAAAAACAGATATTCATATCTATCTTTCATCAGATGATGAACTTTCTTCTCTTTGTGAAGAAATAGAAGATTTAAAGGTAGATATAAAATTTATTGAAGAATCCCTCAAATGCTGCAATCAACGAACATTTCAAATCAAAGAGGCAATAGAATATAATAAATTTATAAATGGTGAATGTTAAATTTTTATTTTTTAAGAAAAAGAAAATCCCTAGAATGGTTTTTGCCATCTAGGGATTTTCTTTTAATTATGAAAAAAGATGATTAGACACCAAGACCAGTAACAGATAAATCAGTATCTTGCATTTCTGTTTTTCCTTGGTCAGTAACGGCCTTATCATCGCGATCCCTTGCAGTCCAATAAGTATATCTTAGAGTAACAGGAAATTCTTCAATAGTATTTGTCTGAGTGTAATCAACTTGAATTTCCCCTACCTTAGTTGGAAAACAATTAATCATATCATAGGTATAAAGAACATTATTTCTTCTATCTAATTGTTGAATTTTTAAATCCAACATATATTCATAATATGTTTTTGCTTCACCTATAAAATGTCCACCTTCTGCTTTTGCATTGTAAGTCTGACGATTCTCCTCATGTAAATTCATTGAATCCATCCATGATTCAAAAAATGACCTCATAGCAAAATCTTGAGAATTGTAAATAGTCAATTCCCATGGGTCAAACTCTCTATCGCCGTGTTCATAAAACTTTCTTCCCATGTATCCAACTTCAATTTCACCTAACGTTGATGCTGGTAAAGATGCCGCCTTTACATAAAAATAAATATCGCCTTCCTTTCCTTTTAAATATTGATTTAAAAAGAATTCGTTAGTTGGAGTTTTTTGAATTGAAACTCTAAACAAAGTAGGACGAACAGAGTGAAAAGCTTGTTTAAATTCATTTAAGCCTGTAACTCCCTTTAATGAATTATTTGCCATCTTAGTAAATTTCCTTTTAATATATGCTTTTGTTAAATTTATTTTTTTTATTTATCAAAAAGACTTATTTGAAAAGTTCTTGAGTATCAAAATATTGGTATCTAAACACTGTTGAAAATTCTTCTAAAGTGTTATTTTGAGAATAATCTAATTCAATTTCTGAACAACGAATTGGATAACACCCATGAAAGTCATAAGATTTAATCACATTTTCTCTTCTATCTAATTGTTGAATAGTCATAGTATCGAGAAATTGATTATAATCATCTTGTATATTTTCTATTTGATGGTTTGAAACATTTCCATTGATATGATTCATCCAAAATTCTATAAAATTCCTAATAGCGAAATCTTGTGAATTATAAAAAGTTAGATTTAGATTATTAAACGTTCTGTCTGTTCCTTCATAAAAATATCTACCTAGATAAGCCACAGAAATTTCTTCAAGTAAAGATTCAGGTAGAGCGGCAACCTTACAATAAAGATAAATATCTTTTACTTTATCTGTTTTTATAAAGTTATTTTTTAAAAAAGGAAAAGATTCAAAGGAAGGAAGGACAATCCTAAATAAATTTGGTCGAACCGATGTAAATTTATTTTTGAAATCGTTGATAGAAGTAAAATGACTTTCTTTTCCCATCAGATTTTATTTCTTTCCTTGTTAAAAAGTGATTATTTTAATAAAAATTAATAAATTATTTATTTTAAAAAACATTAAATATTTTAAATGTTTAGCAAAATCATTAAGACAATCACTATATGTTAATCACATACAAATTATTTAAACAAAATCCTTCAATGCTTTTTGAAAATAACCTATCAAATGATAAGTATTGGTTTGGTTTAGACTTCAAAGAGTTCTTAAAATATACACAATACCTGTTTCTAAAAACAGAAGATAATCTTATTTTTGTTTCAGAATTTTCTGAGAATAATTCCTTATATAAGGATAAATATAGATTTCCTATTTTAGTTTATTGCGAAAAAAATAAAGTTTTAGATTTTTTTAAAAATTCATCTATTCAAACAACATTAAATGAAACTCCTCTTCAAGAGGATTCACCTGAAATCATTTCTAAGAATGATTTAGAAGATGATGATACTAAACTTGATGATGTTAAAGATACCAATGATGTTAATGATGACAATGATAATATTGAATCTTCTTCTACAGAAGAAGTACCTTCAGAAAATAAAGATTTAGAAAAAGAAGATGATTCTGAAGAAGAGGAAAAAGAACCACCTGAAGAAATTACAATCAATACAAATAATTTTAAATTTAATACTTCCGTTATTGCTTCTTTAGATATTGATGTATCTTCTATTAATACTATGTTAGATAGAGACACAAAAGAACTTCTAAAACTTTTAAAACTAAAAGTTCAAAATAAGAAAGTTTCAGATGAATTAATTAGAGAAAGAATTAGTGATAAATTTAAGATTGTTGTTACAGATTTTTGTAAAAAAAATAACATTATTATAAATTTTTCTAAAAAATAAGGAATAATTAAACTTATGAAAAAGGATGATAAAGAAGTAAAAGATGATGATAGTGATGTTCTTGATGATGTTCTTGATGATGATAGTGATAAAGATGAAGGTGAAGATAAAACTGAAAAAGAAGATGATGAATGTGAGAAGGATGATAATGATGAAGAAGAAGATAATGAAGAAAATGATGATGAAGAAAATGATGATGAAGA